TGTGATGGTGGTACATAACCAGTACCTGCTGGTCCTTGACCATATATAGTTCCAGCTTCAGATATAATCTGATTTAAAGCTGGTTGTGCTGGTGCATAAGGTTCTACTCTACTTGTTGTAGTAGAAGTTCCTCCACCTCCTCCTCCAAATGACATATTATTTTTTCTCCTTATTGTGTTTTTCTAATAATACATGACTTTCTTTAAAACCAAAGGGTTTAAGTACACGTTTCCATCCAGGTCTCGCTACTAACTCTAATAAATCGCAGTTGTTTTGCCATGCAAAATCTTCTACTTGTTTTATTAAATGTTGCCATTTTTCACGATGATTACCAGTCATGATTTTAATATTTAAACATCGCTGTAATGGTCTTTGTATTATTTCTGTAACTACTACTCCATAATACTTTTTATCTTGTGAATCCCAAAGAATCCATAATTGCATCTTATTATCTAAGATCCATTTTTTTATATGTTCTGCTCTAGCATATCCATTAGATCTAGCTAGGGCATCTGCAATATTTTGTGATACCATATCCCAAGCATCATTAACATTTTCTGTTGGTATTCTAACCAATTCAATCACGTTATTTCTAAATAAGACACAACAATGTGTAACTGATTACCAGCTGACGCTTGTGCTTTAAGTTCTTGTCCTTCTTGTATTATTAATGGTTGTGTAAGTAATTCTTTAGTTTGATTAGCAGATAAACTTTCACTTTTAAATAAACTAAAAATGTTAGCAGACTCAACTAATGTAATATCTATAGTTGGTGTAGAACCTGTATCTTCAGATACTAATATAGATTTTATAATACAAGTAGATCCAGTAGGTACGTTAAGTAACACTACTAGACCTGTTGACGTTAAATCTGCTTTTACATTTTTGTATGTATTAGCCATTAGATAACTATAGTATTAGCTTCTTCTTCAGTTAATGCTTCACCTGCCATAAGTTTAGCTCTAGCACTATTTTTTAAGTTTTGTTTAGCAGTTTGTTCAGCTTCAAATTCAGAAAGTTTAGTTTCTGCTCTAGCTTTTCTTTCTGCTATTTCAGCTTCACTTCTTTCTACTTCTGAAACTTCATTAGTTTGTGTATTAATTATTATTCCTTTTTCCATGTTATTATCCTTTTATTCCATAAATTGCTACATGGCCACCATGAAAGTTATTTGAGTTAGTAGCAAATCTTAAACCACTATATGCAGTTGTAGAAATAACTCCACCTAAACCATTGTTTGTTCCTGCTGTTCCATTATTTGCTTCAGCATTTTGAATAAATATTGCTTCAAAAGTACAATATTTATATTTACTGTTATTAGGATTAGTAAAAGTCATTCTTCCTAAGTGACCAGTATTTGTTCCCCCATTCATATTCCAAGTATTAATGGGTCTAAAACCTTGTGCATCACTTTGCGACCAATTTGATGGACCACTAATAGCAGATAACTGATTTGTTATTTGTTGTGCTTTTGAATAATAAGTAATGGAAGTATCGTGTGAATTATCACTAGCTTTTAAATATCCAACTTCTGGCCAAACACCTGAATCAGTACTTATTAAATCTGTATATCTTAATTCATAGTGTTTATAAGTACTTGTAAAACAACCTTGAAAGTCAACATAAGACGCAGGTGATGAAAATGTATGTGAAGCAATTTTTACAAAATCTGATGATACTGTTCCATATTCTGGAGCTGTTGCACCACTATTAACTTGTAATACTTGACCTGCAGTTCCAATAGCTAGTCTTTGTAATCCACTTCCATCTCTGTAAAGTACATCACCTTGTGTTGTTAATGTAGCACCTACATCTGTACCATCTGTTCCTTTAGCTGCTAATTTTGTCCAATAGGTAGCATTGGAAGTAGCATTGCCTGTTGAAGCTAGTATACAAATGAATGTTTCATCCCCATGAGTGACGATATCATCAACTACATAAGCAGTAGCACCATTATAGGCACCTCTGAATACTGGCTTAATTCTACCTAAATTTATTGTTGCCATTTATATTTTCTCCTTTGTTGTTAGACTGTCACAAACAGTTCACCATCTGAGTTCACTGAGAATGTAAGTCCTTTTTTACTAAAAAAGCTCTCATCAAATAAATCTGTTTGAGAACTATCGTTTGTAGCTACTGATATATTATCAGAGCCATTTGTTTTTGTAAGAATAAGATCCTCTTTTTGACTACCAGTACCATTAGTTTTTTTAAAACCATATAGATCTGTATTACCTAATGATTCCTGTGTAGAAGTAGCAATTTCTGCTAATTCTATCTTACCACTGCTGATCATGTCAGCTAAGTCTCTTGCTCTTGTCATATTATATTACCAAAGTATCTGCTTCAGCTTCAGTTAATGGCTCTCCTGCTATTAACTTAGCTTTAGCACTAGCTTTTAAATCTTTTTGCTCTTGTTCTTTTTGGTCAGCTTCAAGTGAACTTGCATCAGCTTGTTCTTTATCAGCTTTTAGAGCATCGATTTCAGCTTGTGTTACTTCTTCCTCAATAATACCATTTGGTGTTATTTTTTTATGATGTGCCATATTTTACTCCTTATTTTTTAAATCCATACAAAGTCATTCGACCAGATGTAATTGTTCCTGAAATAGGATATAATTTCCAACCAGTAACAGCTGTTGTAGTGTTTATTTGAAAATGACTATCTTCATGTGTTCCTGCATATCTACTTCCACCATTTGCTGTATCTCCACCTCTATACGATATATTGTAAGATCCACTAATATTATTTGTATGACCTGCACTTGGAAGTTCTATTGTGCCATTCATATTGTGACCAGTTGGTGAAGTTCTGTATTGGTACTTACCTCGACTTGTTCTTTCCGATCTACCAATTTGCAATTGATTATCGTATCCACTTGTATATCCAAATATAGGTGCATTTTCTTGCCTTGAAAAATAATATCCTGCACCATCGTAATAATCAGTAAATACATGTTTAACACCTGCATAAACTGTTGATGCAATTTCGCCAGAACTATCTAATGCTCTCATATTAACATATGTAGTAGTACTAAAAACTATGTTTTGAAAAACAATTTTATAATGACCATAAACTGCATCATTAAAAAATCCATCTACTTGCAATGATGCACTTGAACTTGCAGCTACTGTAGCAAGAACATCTACGTTTCCTGATCCTGCAACACCAGACGCTAGTTTTGTCCAGTAAGTAGTATTAACTGTACCTGTTGTTTGTGGTGCTTGGTTTGTTGAACCTTGCACAGCAACAAATGTGTGTGTTCCATCTGAGTCGTATTGAACAATATCGTTTTTATTGTAAGCAGTTGCACTTGACCAAGTACCTTGATTAGTGCTTGAAACTGCATTTCCTCTTGCCATCAAATTCCAGTACGAAGTATTTATAGTACCATTAGTTGATGGTGCTTGATTTGTTGATGCAGCTACTGCAACATAAGATGAAAATTCACCATTGTCTAAATGTTGAACGACATCTTTTGCTGTGTAACTAGTAGCACTTGACCAAGTGCCTTTTTGTGTAAACGAAATTTTACCTATGTCGATTGTCGCCATTTTTTTATTTCTCCTTATGTTATTTCGTTAATTATTTATATACTTATTGTTAAACTGTAGCAATAAGTCTACCATTACTATTTAAGCTAAATGTGAAGCCACTAGCAGCAAATAAAACGTCATCGAAAGCGTCATATTCAGTTGCACTTATATTATCAGCTCCTTGATTTGTAGTAGTAACTCTTACTGAGTTATCAGCAGGAACAGGTGTATTAGCTTGACCACCCATACCTGAATGTGAACTGCAGTAATAGTAAAGCGTTGGAGCTCCACTAGCTACTACAATCGTAACTTGTGTTGATGAATTTACAGTAACTCCTGTTGTGTAAGCACTTGTATTTCCACTATCTGTTGAAAATCTAAATGGATGTGCTGAAGGATGTGTAAATACATAAGTATTACCTTCATATAATTCTAATGTTTTTTGTTGAACACCATCAATAAAATATTTATTACCACTTCCAGTACTTTGAACTGATACAGCAATATTTATTGTTGATGGATTGTAATACATTTCTAAACCATAAACTTCTGCTGAAGAAGCATTTGAATATTCTAATGCTGTTCCTCCTGAATTTACGACTAAAGCTTGTCCTGCTGTACCTAATGTACTTAATCCTGTACCACCATCAGATATTCCAAGAATTCCACCAAATCCAGGTATATCAGCAAACTCTAATCCATTAGCTGAGCTATTAACTCTAAGAACTTGATTAGCAGATCCTATTGATGTAAGTCCAGTACCACCTTTTGTAGTTGGTACAGTTGGTAAACGATCTGTTCCTAATAATCCTGATGTAATATTTGCTGCATTTATAGCTGCAACATTAAATGTTCCAAAAGCTACTAAATCTAAAATATCACCAGAAGCTGCACCAGATGCTAAAACAACAGAGTTACCTGATGTTACTGTAACGTCAGTTCCATTTACAAGTTTAACACCATTAAGATAACAATCAATAAATGGTGAATCATAATTAAGTGAATTTCCTGCTGAGTCAGCTCCTGTAAATGTAGTTTGACCAGCAGTAGCTGTATATTGAAATCTTGCAGATGTTCCATTAACGCTGCTCCCTGCAGACGCCCACCCAGATGATTTATAAACTTTTAATTCATTAGCAGTAGTATCAAAATATAAATCACCAACATCGAGACTACTAACTGGAGCAGATGATGCTATTCTATATCTTTCAGCAAATGAGTTTATACCTGATAAGTTATTAGATACATTAGTTACATGACCACTAGATTCTGCTGATGCAAGAGCTGATAATCCTGATATTCCTGCAAGTGTAGCAATATTGTTTGTTGGAGTTATTTGTCCAGCAACTGTATTGATATTTGTGGTATTTGCTCCAGCAGCAGATATGTTAGTTGCATTAGCAGCAACAGTTGATACTTCAGTTGCTTTTGGAACTAATCTTACAAATGTGTAAGTATTAAGTGTAGTTGTAGTTTCTACTAATAATCCAAAGCCTGAAGCAAATGTAGCTGCAGCTCCACATCCATTTATAGTTACTGTTGAGTTTCCTACTGTTCCATTTGAAATAGTAATAACTCCAGATCCATCAGCTGTTAATCCAGTAGATAAAGCTGTGATACTTACTATAGTACCAGCTCCATCATTTACATCTGGATTAGTATTTGGAAAACTTGTTTCATTTGCTATAGGTACAAATCCACCTACGTCATCAACAAGATCTATAATTCTAGCAGATATAGCAGCAGTTGTTGCTACTTTAGTATCTGAGTTACTCCAAGTATCTCCTGATGCTATTGTTTCTGTAGAGTCTTGTCTAAAATATCTAGAGTCAGACGCAGATGTTGTAAATACTGTAGTATCATCAGGTGTATGTGCTGAATGAGAAGAATTATCTACTAATAATCCTGAAGATAAATTTGCTCCTGTAATAATACCAGTAGGTATAGAGTTATTTGTTTTTGATAAAATACCTACATAAATAACTAAAGATTCATTTTGTAAAGATCCTGAATCCCAAGTTACGTTTACTGTTGTATCTGTAGAAAAAGATGAACTAGCTATTGTTCCAACTATTGTTCCTGTAGATGATCCTACAGCTTTTACCCTTCTACCAGCATGATAGAATGATGTTACATTAGCTCCAGCAACAGTAAATGATGTTCCACTAACATATGCAAAAGTGTGTGCTCCATCACCATCACCATAAATTACCCATTGAGAGTCATTATAAAACTCTCTAATATCAGCTGTAATAGCTCTGAAGGCATTGTTTATGTTAGAAGGTAACATACCTTCAGCTATATTAACACCTCCTACTGAGCTGTTATTACTAGCTGTTGTACTATAATTTTTTATTCCTGCCATTTTTCTCCTAACTCATGAACCAAGCAAAAGCTTTGTCATTCTCTGTATTATTTTTATTAATTAATTCGTTCACACTTTGTTCTAATTGTCTTTGAAAAAATTCTTGTGATTCAAACGAATATCTTACATTATCTATATCATTATTATCACTCATCTTATTCCTGCTTTACTTAATACAAAATCTACTCCTTGTGCATGAGTAAATGTTGTCTTTGATGGTATTTTAACATTAGCTCTAATATATCTTCCTGATTTTCTAACTGGATTCATACCACTACTATTTTGTGTTACTGATGTAGATTCAGATTCATTATCAGCAACTCTTTCTCTTGTCTTTACTGTTAATGTAGATATTGCATCTACGATTGGTCTAACACCAGTTATATTAGCTCTAAGTCCTGCAAAAGGTTCTAGTTCTGCTGTTTCTACTTCACATTCATTAGAATTTCCAGAAAATATAGCTGCTTTATAATTTTCATCTATAGCTCCTAAAAACATTTGACCACCATTCCAAAAGTCTGTGTCAAGAGCTGCATTAATGTTTTCTAAGTTTTCAGATATAATATCCATTAACTCTACTGTAAAAGCTCCAACAAATTGTGGAAAGATTACACTTGTATTAGCTTCTGCTAATGACCATTTTTTAGTAGCATAATTATATATAATAATTCTATCACATAATCCTGATGCATTAGGTGATGTATTAATACTTGGATATGCCCATAATGCTAACTGATTAAATGGATCAACAGCTGCTTTAATTTTATCTGTATATGCTTTATTTAAATCTAAATCAAAAAATCTATTTACTTTTTCTGCACCAATAGGTGTTATTGTATCTCCTGATAATTGATAGAATCCATCATCAGAATAAAAGAATACATTTCTATTATCTTGACAAACTGTTTGTCCATAAACAGCTCCTCTGTTTGGTGATATAACTGATAATCTAAATACTACAGATCCACCAACAAAGTCCATACGAATGATTTGATTTTGTCTAAATACATATCCTATCTCTCCAGATGTAATATGTACTATTCTACCACCTGATCCAGGCAAATCTTGAAAGTCTGCTTGTTTACCTTGCCATGTAGTAAGATCATTAATACCTGACCATTGTATTCTATTTGTTTTTGTAGGTTGATTACCTGTAACAAAAAAGTCTCGAATAACTCCTGATACTCTAAATGTAGGTAATGATCCTGCTGTAACTATAGAACTTAAATCAGCAAAATTTGTAGATGTACCCATTAAAAAAAATTGTGGTGCATCAACTCCATTACTAGCAATTACATAATTACCAAATTGTGTAAATGTAATAAAATCTGTATTTGTACCAGTAAGTCCTGATTTTCTAGATGTAAATGTTCCTGTAGCTAACTGATATAAATTAGTATTTGTTGCAACAAAATTAAAAATATTATTAGAGTTATCTCTAAATGAACCTGCACCTCTAGCATTTGCACCTATATTATTTGTAGTATAGTCAACTAAAGATGGAAATCTTTTATATGTATTTAGTGTATGATATACATTAGTAGCTACATTAGCACCTGGTTTTAAATGTTCAGGTTGATCAGGTAGCCATTCTCCAAAAGGTACTTGCATTATCTATTCCTATAAAATGATAAATCTGTTTGTACATCTGTTCTTTGTGTAACAGGTGCACCTCCATATGTATCATGTCTATCATTATTCTCACATCTTTCTAATGCTGTAGAATACATTTGTAACCATTGTGATAATTGTGTTTGATCTATTCCACCAAGAAAGTTGGCAGCATGATACAAAGATCCATACAAATATATTGCTGGATGTTTTGTTAAGATATAATTTGATGTATTAGAATCACTAAGCTCTGATATAGCTTTGTAGTATGATAACTTACCAGTATAAGAAACATCAGGAGCAGGACCAAATCTGAATTTTTCAACTTCATTGTCACTCTCTATTGTATAACATCTGGGTCTACCAGTTCTTGATCCACCTTTTATTTCAAACATATTATGTGGTGTAATATATTCTAATGGATATTTAGTTGATGATGATAATATATAAAATGATCTTACAGCTAAAAAACCTGTAGGAACATTTACTTGTTCAGCATTAATGGTAACATCATCTTGTTGTTCCATTTGTCTGATTCTTAACTTAGCATTAAAGTCAGCTTCTGTTAGTTTAATAAAATCATCTTGTATCTCAGTAGTGAGATCTGATCTATTTAAGAAGTTTGCTATAGATGCTTTTAATTCTGAATATGTTGATAATGCCATTATAAATTCCCACTAGCTGTTCTAAAATATCTAAACTCATTACTATTAAGTTTAGTTCTCATAATTTTTTTTTGTACTTCTTTAGGTAAAGCAAACCAATTATTGCTACCATTATATTCTTTTGCCCAGATCTGTAGTACTAATGGAGGTACACTAGCTACTCGTTTCATTTCTTTAGCACTAGACAAGTATCCATTATCATGATTATAAAGCTCTTTATTTCTTTTCAACAAAGGATTTACATTTTGTTGATTATTAATAGTTAGCTTACCATCTGATTCTTGAATATACTTGGTTTTTATACCACCATCGTATTCTACAGATCGAACTTTTCCCATTACTCTGTCAATTCAGTTACGTATAAATTTACAGTTCCTATTACAGCAACTTTTTCACCTTCAGATACTTTAAAGTATTCTGATGATTTAGATTCTAAAAATATTTTAGAAGTTGTTGCTGTAGGATTAACTCCAAACTCAATATGACAATCTGCATCTGGTACTACTCTAACATATTCTACGTTAGAACCAAATGCTGATGATTGAGCTGAAGATCCTGATGAATTAACTTTTTGTGTAGTAACAGGTCTCATCGCAATGTGTGACATGTTACTCCTTATCTTCT